ACAATGTCTTTAACGATGTACCTGATAATCCACACACCCAACAATGATACTTTCCAGTAACCGTGTTGATTTCCAGTTTGCGTTTGTAATGCTTACATACCGGACAAAAGTACACAGCATCAGTCCCCTTACGAATTTTGGCGGACTGTTTTAGTGCTTTATTTAAAATGGTGACAACTTCTGTCTGATACAACAGCATGCTAGTACTGTATCAGAAATTCTACCCAAATCAACAAAATTATGCTTTAAATAAAGCACAGACCATGGCATCATACATGTCACCGTTTCGATCATCCCAACTACCTTTTTTCTTTTTCTGATCAAATTTGGTCACATCAACGAAGTTCACAATGTTGGCTTTAACAAATTCCTTGGCCTTCATGCCCTTGACTCTTGCTTTTCCAAACAACTGTTTTCTCATGGTGTTGACGTTACACAAGTTAACCTTCAACTCGGTTTCTTCAGAAACGATATACTCAAAAACAGCATTGAATCTTGCCAACTTGATGATAACTTGTTGACTGGTTCTACCTCCAGCAAATCCACTCAAGGCTGCCTCAAGATTAATTTCGGCAACGTTTTTGAGTAACGGTGTAGTTTTAAGATAGTCTAAAACAAAAAGAGACTTCTCTTTGGAAGTCTCTAAATGTGATATGTCTAAAAATCCAGCACTAACGATCTTACCATCTTCTGAAAACGCCCATCCAACGGTAGATGTGCTAGCATCCAATCCTAATGTCATAACTTATTTATTTATTTTTATGGACGGTATCTATTGGTCTCACCAACACGATAAAATCCCGAAGTACTCAAAGCCTTGTCTGTGAAATTTTCACGACGACTAGTGTTCATACCCGTAGTAAATCCCGGTTCAATGGTCAACGTCTTTGACAATTGAGTATAGCCATATGGTGTTTGAACACCTTGAATCATGGTGTTTGTACCAGCTTTCTTTGCATCAAACGCACCACCGGCACGGTCTGAGTCATATCTTGATAAAAGATCTTTGGTTAATGACGTTCTTTCAATTGAATTTGCCATAATATTAGTCTATGTTGATTATAAATATTATTATACGTCCCATTTAACCAAAAAATTTAAAGGATACTCTCCACTGTTTTTGATTGGAGACGACAACTTAGCTACTGCAACCAAATCGGCGCCACTATATAACCCAATTGTAGTAATATAGGGTGCCAAGTATGAGCCAGTGATATCAAGTGAAGCACTTTCTTGATAATCCAAGAATGTAGAGTTGATAGTAGGTATTCCATTTGTATCCGGATATTTTGATGTCTTTGATGTTATATATGACACAACATCGGAAAGACTCACCCTTGTTGAAAATGGATTGATTAAATTATTGTAGTTCTCAATATTCAACGCTCCAATAAAGAACTTCCACAATATCTTGGCATCATTAATAGTGACTTTACCATCACCATCAAAATCAAATTCCATTTCTTTTTGTACCAACGTAGACTGATAAATAGAATATTGTTGTTTTAGTGTATACTGACCATACTCATAGAAGGTCGTATAATATTCAAACAGACTTCGTTCAGTTGCGTTTTCAATAACATATTCATCCCAAAATGTAGAGTCAGCAGCAAAATTGGGACTGCCTGGTGTATTAACATCCACAATATACAACAAAATCAAATTCAAATCTCTGAAATCAAATTGTCCGTTTCCAAACAAATCAAATGAAGGAATTGAATTGACTAACGCAGTAGGATTTGTAGGTACATTGAATTCGCCAGATTCTACCACACAAATCACGGACTTTTCATTCAGTGTATATTTGCTCTTGTATGATAAATCATATTTGTACTCTCTTGTATCTTCTGTCTCCAACATGTTATCAAATTGTGATCCAGTATTTGAGAAAATGATTTCTCCGTTCTTATAAAAAACATTACCAACATGATAATTTGTTCTCAGCGAACTCAATGTAGAAATATATGCGTGACCACGCATATTTAATAGATCAATTTGAGCAACAGGTGGACTAACTACAAAAGTGTTACTCGACGTAAAATCGTTGATAATGTACGGCGATCCAATTGCAATTGATCTGTCACTAATTGCAACATCATATCCATATGACATATATGGATATCCTATAGCTTTCTTTTTGTAATCGTATGTAACTGGAACAACTGTGGAACCAGTTTTTTCAAACAAAATATACTGTCCATGTATGACGTTAGTGTCATCATATGACTGACTGATAGAGCTTGATACTGTTGATTTGATAGCCAATGCGTTGCTTGACGAAATACACCCAACAACAATTCTATCGTTACATACGTCAACAGAACATCCCAAACGATTTGATTTGATAGTGTATTGATCACCGATATACTTTTCAATCAAATCCCAATATACTTGTCCATCATCAGCATAAATTCCATTTGCGTTTGCTGTGTTTACGGGACAATCTTTACGATTGTAAATGTATGCAGCACCTCTACTATATTGAGTATTTGATCCACTGTATTCATAATAGCTGGCGTCATATGGAGCACCAATTACAATAGTATTTCCATTGATTTGAATATCATTACCAAATCTATCATATGAATTTTTTACATAACCATAGGAATTGATTGAGTCAAATGGAACATATTGAGATCCAGTAATAGAAGAAAATGTATGTGTCAGTGACCAACCACCAGAAGCACTTTCAAACAAATATACGCTTGGATTTTCCAAAGATGCTGTTTCAGCAATCAAGATGGAATTGCTTCCAGATTTATCGATACGTACCAATGAACCAAAACTGTTTCCCGTTTCTACAGCGGAAATTGTAGAAATTGGAGTAGATGATACTGAAATGCCACTAGATCCAGTTGTGTAACTATACACATACACAGAACCATTGCCATTTTGATTTGCACCTACAACAATATATTTGTTGTTTATAGAAACAGAGTGACCAAACGAATTATATGTGGTACCTATCGGTGAATTGATTTTTCTTGCAGAAATCAACGATGATGCAATAGTTGAAGAATTTGATGATGTAAGATTCAACAAGTAAACGTCTACAAGACTAGTATGTGTGTAGGGCGAACCCAAATAAGATCCGGTAAAATATTCATTACCAACAACAAAAACGTTTTCGTACAAATCAAAAGATTGACCATATGCATCTTTTGATATTGATGTAGCACCAGTTCCACTTGTTCCTCCGGTTCCACTTGTACCAAAAGCAAACATAGATCTGGAAGTACCATAGTAAGAATATGATCCTTTTGATATATCAAACCGATATAAGTCGATACTACCAGTACCAGCTTGAGATGCATATTGTGGATTTGGGTTTCCCACAGCAACAAACTTGCCGTAGGCTTCAACCTTAGATCCATACATTGTTACTGGTCCAACTGTTCCATTCATAAAATTAGTTTGTATCTACCGTCCAACCTTTTGCCAACAAATTGTTCTTGGCTGTAATACCAACTCCTGTAGGAGCAGCATTTGTTCCACCCCACAATTGAACTTGTCCGCCTGTGATTCCATTAGCATCCAATTTAGTTAAAATACTATTGACCTCAGTAACGGTCAACGCACATTGATATCCGTAAACCGATTTCAATTGAGGTACGTTTGCTGGTAAATTAAATGTGGTTATTAATGAACACTTGGTTATCACAATATCTTTCAACTTGGTACATGTGCTTAAGTTAACCGACGGAACATTAGTATCACTATCACCACATGAGAACGTCTCCAAATCAACAAATGGTGTACAATCAATCGGAACCGTAATTCCACATTGTGCTATTGCCAAGTTTTTCAATTTTGTCAAACCACTAAATCCTGTGGGTATACCAACACTAGTGTTTGCATACATATACAGGAACGTCAAATTTGTATTATTTGATAAATCCAAAGAAGTCAACGAATTGCCATTTATAGCCAAAGCTTGTAACTCAGTGTTATTACTTACATCGATTGACGATAACCCGTCATCTTGACAATACAACTGTCTCAATTTTGTATTGTTAGTTACATCCAACACACCAAGATTTGCATTTCCACTAACCTGTAAAATGATCAAATTAGTTAACGTACTAACATCAAATGGAGTTGGTCCGGTTCCACGCAAATCACAGTTCCAAACTTGCAATACATTTAATGCAGTACAACTGGTCAATCCCGTGATTTGTGTCAAGTTAGAACACAAATATGTGTACAACGTTGTCAACGATGTATTTCCGGTAACATTTAAAGCAGTAATAGCATTATTTGCTACAGATAATAACGTCAATGGAGTTCTGGAGCTTAAATTCAATGTACCGGCCAGAGCGTTGTTATCCAAATTAATGTATGTTAAATTTGGAAGATCTGTGATTGTGACAGAACTCAATGAAGCATTATTTTTCAACGAAAGAGAAGTTAATCCCGTCACACCAATTCCACTAATTGATGTTAACGCTTGATTTTCTATACCCAAATATTCTAATGATGTATAATAGTTCGTATTTGATATTGTCGTAATTGGATCGACGGTAGAATCTATCTTAATAGCCTTTATGTTTGAAGGATCAATAATAGATTTAAAATTTGCCAAAGTGACATTAGAATTAGAAATGAGAATTCCACCACCATCAGTGCTCCAATTCATCAATTGAGTTGATGGACTATAATCTAATCTATCCGCTGGATCATATGCAGTAACCGTTGTTGTAGCAGGAGCAGATGAACCAGCAACGTTTGTGGCGGTCAATGAAACTGTATAGGTTCCTTTAGTTGAATATGTATTTGGTGATGGATTTTTACTGGTGCTTGTGTTTGTATCTCCAAAATTCCATGCCCAACTATATGGGTTGAATACAGCATTCTCTGATGTTGTATTCGTGAATGCAACTGAAAGGGGAATGTCTCCTACGGACGGTGTTAATGTAAACGAAGCAACTGGAACAATAGCGGATGAAACATTAATTATGTTGGTCTTAACCTTTGTACCGCTTCCACCTGCATTTGTTGCAGTAAGTGTTACTGTGTAAGTTCCTGACGTAGAATATACGTGAGTTGGATTTTCTGACGTGCTTGTGGTTGAATCTCCAAAATCCCACAAGTAAGTAATTGGACCAACGCCCGTTGTTAAATTCGTGAAAGTAATTGTCGTAATAGAAGCGTAGATACCCGTAATAGGAGTCTGATCGAAATCGACAGTTGGAGCTGGAACCGTCAATGCAGTAATGTACGAAGGAATTGTTAATGTCGTACTTCCGCCTGCATTAAGTGCAGTTAATGTTACGTCGTAAATACCAGCAGATGTATAAATATGAGTTGGATTTTCAGATACGCTTCCTGACAAATCTCCGAATGTCCACACATAAGATGATGCACCCGTTGTGTTGTTATCGAACGTAACAGAAAGTGGAATATATCCACTTAATGGAGTTCCGGTGAAACTCACGACTGGAACTGGTACTACAGCGTTAGCAGTAATATAGCCTATTCTGGTTTTTTTAGATGTTCCACCAAATCCAGTGGCAGTAAGTGAAATGGTATATGTGCCAGGTTCAACATATACGTGGGTAAATGAGGTTGATGAAGTGGATGTATTACCATCTCCAAGATCCCATAAATATTCGGTGACGTTTCCGGACACAATAGGAGTAAATGTTGTTGAAAACGGTGCAAATCCTGAAAGAGGTGTTGCTGTAAAATTAACAGTTGGAGCTGGATACAAACTAGAGGTAGTATCGGTATAGTCTATAAAATGCGTTCCATCAACATACAAGTTACCGTATGTATCATCATAAATTGTATAGTCTTTATCTTTGGAACGATCAATCAAAAGAACAGAATCACGTAATATTGATTCGCCAAAATAGATTCGTGGCAAAGTAATTCTTACACAAGTATTTTGTAGTATTTTTACAACTTTATCGGTATCTGTCGTTTCCAATCCAAATGACTGCGCTATGTTTGGATTGTAATACGCATTTTTTACCAATTGATAAACGAGTCGTTTATACGATCCGTTTGTATTTTGTTCATCAACAACGAATCCATACTGAGCAGCTGATGCAGAATCAAAAAAGTTATAACTACTACTGACAAAAAAACCTTCTTCCACCGTTTGGACCGAACTGGAAGCACTTAGTGTCCATGATTTGTTCGAACTAAAAGGTGTATTGAAAATCTCATTAGACTGTATAGACTTTATCATTGAATTAGAAATCCAGGCGTACTTTGATCAAAAGTTCATTAGAGAAGGTCTTTTGTGCTGGTCTACTCAATTTAGCGACGGCAACAAGTTCATTGTTGCTATTATACAATCCAACTGAAGTAGGATACACTTTTGGATCAGTCAAAAAGTCTGATTGTTTAATATCACCACGTTGACGAATTTCACCAGTAACAGCATCAGTTGTAGCTGTAGAATACGTAAACGTAGGATTGTTACTATAGTTAAAATCACGATTCTTTACACGTACAAAATAGTGACGTGAAGGAACGTATTCACTACGTCTTATCCGCATATTATCAGATGATGCACGTATAAGATTATACACCGCTTCTTTATACAATTGGTTGTTCAAATACGTTCCGGCAGCAGGGGCATTTGTACGAGCATTACCGCTTGTTCCGGTACTTGGAATCGTAATTTTTGCAGTGGTTGAAGTTACTGAATTCAAAAATTCAGCATTCAAAATCACAATACCCGCCTTAGGAAATACCAATCCAATACCGGTTGTAGGATGATATTGTGCAACACTCTTATCACCAGTATAATTTGCAGTACCAGCACTACTCAACAATCCAGTTGCTAGTGATGTGTAGTTATTGTATGACGCAGCACCCGTGGTTTCATCGTATTGACCCAAGATCAAATTGTAATATCCAGCAGATCCGCTTTGGGCAGTAATTGAAGAATCATCGATTAAACGAACATATTGAGCACTAGCACTAGCATCATTCTTTAGTGTTAGTTGAAATTGCCCAGCGTCAATACCATCTCGGAGTTTTTGAGAATTGAATGACAACACAACAAAATCCGTTGAAAGAGATACCGATGTCACAGATGATGCTGGCGACGTTTGTGACTTGACAGAAAAGGCTTCACCGTTGTTCAAGATGTTAACATACTGTGACCAAATAGCTTTGGTTGGACTGACCTTGATGTTTGTATACTCATCGTAACTGGTTGCGTAACCATTTGCATTACCATATGCAACGCTAAACAATGCATCATTAGAACTTGATGTAGCACCTAAAGTAGGATACACATCCAAGTAATAATATCCATTATATACGTCAAATCTATTGGAGCCAGAAATGGTGGCTTGAAGACTTCCTGTTGCTACACTGCTTTGTATCTGAAACAGTGAACCAGTACTAAACATACCAGTTGATACCTTGGTAGATCTTCCGGCAACAATATCAGATTGTTCAAATTGTTTATAAATCATATAATTAAGAAATTCTCACTGTTACTGGAATAGTAATAGATCCACCACTTTCGTTTCCTACCACCGTAATTGTAGCAGATGTTGTTACTGTCAATGAGGTGTTTGGAATGAACTTAAATCTATTTCCAACTACAACCTGCGATGTGGTACTGATCAAGTCATTAGCAAATGAAGGCACCGTACTGGTACTGGTATTTGCTGAATTGGTTTGATCTACAACCAAGGTTCCTAACTTCTTGTTTGACAAAATGGCAGTATAACCCAAAGTCAAATTGTATGCTGGATTTGTTGTTGGCGAAATAACGTTGTCAGACTTGTTATCCTTTTGAACGTCAATCGATTGAATGTTCAAACTAATTACAGGTATCGATGTTACACCCTGTGCAAGTGTGACCAACTTGTACTTCATTGTCTGAGTTTCGTCAGACAGTGGTTGAAACACTGGTGTGTTTCTAATGGCGATATCGTAGTATGCACTTCCCTGTGGATGATTTGGATTGTACAAGTTGTAATCAACTTCATCATCGGCAAGAGCAAATGAAGTAATATTCAAATTACCGGTCTGTGCCAACAGTTCTCTTCCTCTTTTTGTTAGAACTGCATCTACAGTTATAGTTTTGTTATCTACGTATGCCATATGTGTTTTTCTTTTCTATAAGTATTGTTTTACCTGTCTTTTTATTTATTATTTTTTACTGAACTGTCAAAACTCCGTTGTTTCCTGTTGATATAGAAGTATTAGTTACAACGGTACTAATTACTGGCAAACTCTTATCTGGGTTGCCACATGAATCCACAGTATAATTAGTAGTCTGTTTTGATTTAACAAAATATCCGTATTTGACGCCATCATCAGATACAGCAATACTCAAATCCCACCGAATAGGATTGTGTCTGGTTCCCAAGAAATTTTGAGTTGATCCTCTAAAAATCGTGGCTGGTTCATACGGATATGCACTGTACGTATCCTTTTTGGCGATTGAAAGTTTGTTCAAAATCTTCGTATATGAGTCGATTGTACCCATAAAGTTGTATTCTTGTACGGAAGCACTATATGGAATCATCCATGTATAATGTGGAACTGACTCTGAAATGTTTTCATAGTTTGATCCAGAACCTAACACATCAACATAGATAATACCAAATCCTGTACCCGAGTCCAATGTACTTTCAACCCACAATTCTTCATATGAAGTTACATCATTAATATAACTGTATGTTCCTTGGAAGTTGTTTTGCAATATCAATGACTGTGATACAGGATATGCTGATATGGATTTCTTATCAACAAACTGACCAAAACTGCTAGAAGTTTGTGTTTGGTATTGATCGTTTCTCCAAACAGTAACGTTATCAGCAGAACTGGATCTTACTAAATTTGTAAATTCTACAGTTTCTTCTACGATTTCACTATCAATTGGCTTAAGAGGAAACTTGATTCTTTCCAAAATTGTTGGTTCAATCAAAATGCCGTTTAACAATTGATTACGAGCAGCTACCACATTTCGAATCGATTCAAAAATACTAGAATCAAAGTACAACTTATAAATACTAGTAAACTCCTGATACAAAATTCGTCCACTTGCTTTTGGCGATCCATCAGAATAATATGATGCTCTCATATCTTCCAATACTGAATAACTTGAAGAAAACTCTTGACGTGGATCGCCCAACTCTCCAACAACATCTTTGTTACCAAAGTATCTCAAGATTTCTTCATTCTTACTTGATACCGGTGACATAAAGATGCCTACCAACGGAGAATCGGTATCTGTATTAAATGGAGTATTTTTATCAAACGGTGTTAAAGCAGAAGTGTTATGATGATCCTTCACTGCAATCTTGTTGTTCCACAACAAGTTAGGACCATAGTTTGACATTCTGTAAGACTGATTAACACTGTACTCAATAAAGTTGTATGGAAACGCAGAAGATACTTCGTCAAGACATACATTCGCATACGGATATAACGAACTGGTAGAATAACTACCAGAATACATTGAACGTATGACCAACGTATCATCGTACAAATCTGGATTTTCAGACAACGAGTTGTATGTCGTTTCAGATCCAACAGATACAGTTGGGAGATTGTACAAATAGGCATACAATGCAGTTCCGCCAGGCATTGACCCGCTCTTCTCGTATGTGTATGTTTCAACCGACGTACTCAATTGACGTGGATAATTATAAGCCAATCTAAAATACAGATTGTCTCTTATGAATGCGTCATTTGTTTCGTAGTATGAATCAAAGTTATTAGCGTGTTCAGTGAGATTGTCAAACGAAATTGGAACTTTCCATAGGTTCAATTTATCAATTGACCCACTAAAATCTGTAGATCCCAACTTCAAAAACTTAGCTGTACCGCTTCTGAACGATACATTTTGTTGATATTCAAACAATTGTGAATTGATCGACTTTAATCTGTTTTCACCCTCATCATTGATCGTCACAACCAAATCATACATGGTGGGCATTTCGTCAATGTTTGCAGATTGTGAATAGTATGATGATGGATGATTTTTACGTATCATCACGCTATATACGTTTCCATCAAAAATTGGCAAAGAATCAGAGTAAATTTCTTCATCCCCGATTTCAAATACAATTTTGCCGTTATCGTTCAACGATTCTTTATATGCATAAACTCTGTAGTCATAACCAGACGAACCATCTGGATACTTTCTAAGCAAATCAATTTTGGTCAATTGACCATACATTTTGCTATATCTGTTGCTAAATGCAAACTTAAACTCTACAGTATCAATATCTTCACTGTAAGGAGTGAGTATATAAGATTGTGGGTTAAGGTTTAATAAATATACATTCTTGTCAAAGGTATATCTTGACTGTGATACATCTGAGTATGCTCCAAACTCTCTTACGTTGATGATATTATTGGGAACACCGTAACATGCCAATAACAATTTAACACTTTCAACCGTTCCTTTTGCCTTTAATATAGCAGGAAGACTGTTTAAAATACGATTGTTAATTATGTTGGTTTTATCAGCGATAGACGCATAATTGGTTCCAGCAATGTAATTAGACAACAATGTTGCATCATTGACCGACGATTGCATTTTCCAACCAAATGATGACAATAGACCATCCAACACTTTGTTTGGAATAGTTGTATTTACACCAGAGTTATTGAATGACAACATCGGGAACTTATCAATGTAGATATAAATGTTATCAAAATGATGACCTATCATGGATAGGAAAATCAAAAAGTCGTCGTTATTTACATCTGACAAAAGATACGTTGGCAGATTGTTAATCAAATTGTCTCTGTTATTTGCATCATATTCATCAGCTTCATCTTCATATGATTGAGGAAAACGATCCACATTGTTGTACAAATCGTTGGTCCACAAATAGTATTCGTATCCATCAAATGAAAGTTTGATGTCATTGATTTCTTTTGTTAACTGATCAATTTTCTGTACAGTATACTGATCAGAATATGGTGCTGCGTTCAACTCACTAATCGAAGAATTCTTCGAATTGATCGACATCAATTTGTTTTTATAAATGACGATACGAGTTTTTGCAGATGAATAGACAACAAAGTTTTCAAAGTTGGTATAATCTACATTGATATTTGAAAACCGTTGTTTCAAAATCAAGTCAATGTCTTCAACACTAGTTGAATCAGTTTGAGTATATTCAACTGACAAAGATGTCTTTTTATCATTAACCTTCAAATTTAAATTTGCAGGTTTGATAGCAAACGTGTTATACTTCGGAATAGTTACCAATACAATATCCTGTACAACCGGACTCAAAGAAGTATTTACAATCCAAAAAGTGCTGTTAACACCAATTGTATTTGGTAGAGCTTCTTGTAACTTGATTACAAGAGTTCCATCTGAAAATTGTTTTTGTGACAGAATCTTAATCAATTGATTCTGACCAAGGTTGATAGAGTTCTTTAACGGACCCACGTATTTCTTATCGTACTCAAACTTGATATCCGATAGATACTGTTGAATTTGTCCATTGAAAACGCTATACAAATAAGAATAACATACGATTGTATCGTTGTCATCAACGTCATGAATATTCTTTAGACGTATCTTAATAGTCTCTAATACAATAGTGTCTAAAATTTTAACGTATTGATCGTATGAATAACATTCTGCATAGTTTTCATACAAAAATGTAGTGATGTAGCTAGAAATACCAATGAAATTAATATCTTTTGCCAAACCATTAAGTGATGTTGCTGGAATAACAAATCCGTTATAAACCTCATTCATTAACTTATACAGTCCGTCGCTTCCGATTACCGAATAAGCCTTATCAAATGAATTCAAAATACTGTCTGATGCAGTATTGACAAAATTCAATAAATACGTTTGTTTTAGATAATATTCGAAGTATGGAATGATATCCCGACATTCGATTTTACCCGACACAAAACAGTCATACTCACTTTGAAAATCAACTTTGTCTTGTTGGTTAAAATTCTCCTTGTCAAGAATCAATGAAGTTTTGATTTCTTTTCTTGAAGGAGAAACTTGTTTGATGATAAAGCATTGTTTATCAGCACTTCCAACAATGTTCGACAAAAAGTTGTAAACGACCTTATAACTTCCATTTTGAATGCCATATCGTGAAAGATCCACACGTGGATCCAACAAAATCTTGGAGTTGTTGTAAAGAGTAAAGGTTGGAATAAACTCCTGATACGTTACAGATATTGTATTATTTTGAGCATCCTGATATTCAACATTACGAGATTGAAAGTTCGAAGGTTGATAAATTGGTTGCCAAGTATTAAGATTATCCTCAACGTCAAAGACGGAAAATTCAATGTAATCGTCAATTTGTGATCCGTAAAACTTTTCTGATGACGGAGGAGTCTTCTTCATCAGAGATGAAATCTCGGTTGGTAAATAAGATGAACTATTTACCTGATCAGTGAACTCCGTGGTAGTTGGAAATGGATATGCCATATTTACTATCAATATATATCAATTGAGAAGTCTTCTAATCTGTACATTTCCTGTTGACCCGAAAGTTTGAAGAGTTCCTCCTGCATTATTACGTTCACTTAATTGTGTTGCGGGTGGTCTTGAACACTTGAGTTGAAGAACTTCAACATTGTATGTTGCCTCGCTACTTCTTCCATCGAAAATGTCTATAATTGCTGTGTAATTGTTTGAAGAATTTGGCTGTTGTGATACTTTGACTTCACCACGACCAGTCCATTTCAACACTAAGTTTGTATTATATGGACCAACACCATTGTTGGTCACTTCGCTTACTACTCTGGGCAAAGTTCCACGATATATCTCATTAGAATATGTTACCTTATTAGATTGTAAAGTAATTCTCAACGTATGATCCACATTTCCTTGGAACTTGAAAATACTGATTGGATTGACACAATCTTCAGACGGACCCACATTTTCAACGGGTCCACGACAGTTATTATAATCTTGTTGATTGTAAGCGTTACGACTTGTCCACACAATTCTGCCATCGTAAATAATAACAGCAGCAACACTATGTGGTCCACCCCAGTTTTTATAGAACAAATCAACAGTCTTCCAACCTTCTGTAAGTTGAACATTCTTAGGATGATCATTTTGATACACATCCAACTGTGCTGAAAACGGCGACTGTGAAGTGATATTTGTTAAATCAATTTGATTCACACCATCGATTGCAAAATATCCACTATTATCAGCAGCAAATTTTAACGTATATGTTCCAGTGTATGGAAAATAAACTTGATAACTCAACGTGTCTGATGATTCGGTCTGAAATGACTCACCTACTTTTTCACTGTAAACACCATACGCATACATCAATGGACTCTTACCGACACCATATGTAGGCCAAATGTTATCATACTTGCCATATGAATAAAACAACTCCTTACATTCTTTGATTGGTGGAATAACCTTTTGTACCGCCAATTGATGTACAGGAAGTGAAGGTGTGACCGCCAAAGTAGTTACAGGCATTGAAACTGGTGTAACCGGCTTCAATGTGGTAGGAGCAGGAACCAAAAACTCCAATGGTGGAGAAAGCTGAATATCTTGTTGACGTTGACACTGTTCTGATGGTATCAAACCAGCTTGAGCACCAGTTAATGTTGTAGACACCGTATTAGATTGTGCAGTAACAACGTCTGTGGTACTAGTATTTGCTGTGCCAGATCCCAATCCTGTAGATGATGCATCGGATTGAATTGCGTCTTGAGATTTCAATGGAAGATATGGAAACACGGTGTTAAAATCACTAACCGTTTTACCTTCTCCGGCTTTAATACGCAACTGAATGATGGTATCTTTACTAGCAGAAATCAATGCATCTTTACCCGACGAATTGCTAATTTTAGACAATTCGGTAGTTAAAGTGGTGATTTTATCTTGAAGTGTCTTTTTCTCAGATTTGAGCGTAGTAACTTTTACGTCTTCTTTTGGTTCAATATCTTTGAACTCGGAGATATTGATATCGTAGACGTTGGTTATAGAGTTAACTTCGTAAACATCTGGAGTTAATGTAACTGCAAAATATTTCTCAGTAGAATCGACAATAATCAAATTACCAAATTCGTCAAATTGATTATCATATGATCCATCCCGTTTAAATGAACTTTGTGTTTCTGTGATCATCTTACAATTTTGAAATAAGTATTATTGTCGAATACGTCAATGGCACCATTTAATTCTGTCTTGATAAGAATTTTAAAGTATCTTTCTTGTGGTAGACATGACATGTCCAACATGAAGTAATTACCATTAGAATCACAACTCAACTTGGTACCTTCATCAAAATCAATAATTACTTCTTCGGTTTCAGTATCTTTAATCGAATAGTATGAAGTTTCAGGCAAATACTTTGGTGTCAAATATGCGGTTTGTTGTGTTGACTTAACAAAATTCTTTAGTGGGAATTTTTCTCTAGCAAACACTGTGATTCTTACAACGCTGTTACTCTTATATTCCTTTTTAACGTTCTTTAGTACAACAGCAAGTTGAGTGTCATCAGTAATTGGACTCAAACTTCCGGTGACAAATGTTGAATCATCATATACAACATCAACATATGGTGTGTAAATAGTATTGGTTTCTTTACCATAGAACCCAAGATTTCCATTGCTGACGTTTTGAGTGTTTAACTCTTCCGATGTCAATAGAATAAATCCTTCGTTTGGAACACAACCGCACATCCATGATTTAACGATAGGAGTAACATCCATCTTGATATCAGATGATTCGTATCCAAAACTCTGTGAAGCAATCAATGAACTTCCAGTATGAAGAGTTGAACAAAAACTAGAAGTTGATACCGTGGCTGAATTTGGCACAGAATAATGCCAGGTTCCTCCACCATTTCCAAATGCTATAGATTTATTGGATTCGTTGGTCAAATAGTCATACAAATCCTTTGTTGGATTGGATGGGTACCAACGTGTTCCACCTGTAGAACTATAATCTCTATAATTCCAACTTGCTCCGGTAGTTGATCCATTGTCAGCAAATCTTCCATTACCCATTTCCCAACTTTGACTAACAGGATAAGCGTAAAGAGTATATGTCAATGGAAGTTCCTGTTGTTTCAGAACTTTCATATTCAAAACAAACTTTGGATCAACAATGTCCCCGGATGAAATTGAACTGGATATAGCAGATACATCAAATTTTAGTAACGCTCTACTAAATTTTGAGTAGGTGTTAAAAGAAAACTTTGGATTGTAGTAACTGTAACTACCAGATATGTCCCCTTCCAAGGTTCCAGAAATTCCGTATAAACTGCCCGATAGAACTGTGACGATACCAGTTAAACTACCCGATACATTTCCACGCACCGTTGATCCAGACACACTTCCTGACAATTCCGTCACACTTCCGCTTACACGGGTCAATGACACCGTTTGAGTTGTATATGTAGTTCCGTTCAACAAAGCGCTTGAAACGTAGCCTGAGACGCTGCCCGTGACATTACCTGTGAACCTTGTAGTTGTGAAATCAGCACATGATGAAGTTGGATTTGCATATGCTAATACTGATCCATATACAATGGATGTATTGGTGGATGTATCAGATATAATTACATTTGTGGTACTTCCTGAAAAATATCCAATGACGGTACCATTAAAATTGACTAAATTGTTGAGAATATAGTCGTTTGAATCCAAACTTCCGGATTGATATTTGACAACAGATTTGACACTAGAAGCTACAGTGCTAATATTCAGCAACTCGTCTATACCAAAATTTTTGTTTTCAAAATTGGTAAAGTTCGTTATGTATGTATCTTTGGATGGAAAAATAAAAATATGCATATTATACTGAGGTGGCTTTTATGTCTACGTCTGGATACTTAAGTTCAAATACACATGGATCAAGAGATGGATAAACGATTTTATTTACGGTTGCAGCATCAATGTTATATTCTACATCCGAGTACGTTCCATTTCTTGATGTCAAATTATTGATCTTCAGATACGCAACAGATTGAACTCCTTCCACTTTGGCGATTTCTAATTCCAATTGACTCAAGTTAATTGGTTGATTGAATCCCCACAAATCAATATTAAAGAAATCCTTGATGGTCTGTACACAATTTGCCAACACTTCTTTTTTGTTGAAATTGTTGTAAGTGACAATCTTAAAGTCCACACCAATATTGATGATATAACCATCAATCAAATTGATACCGTCAGTCATCATACGATATCTACTCAAATATTGACGAAGATTATGCAACAATGCTTGATTTGGTTTTGTCAAGTTTTTGTTTTCATCATAACTCAACAAATACAAATTAACTGAAAATGGATTCTTCAGATTACCACTAATTTGTCGATTGCTGATCACTTCATTGTTTTGTGTCAACTGTCCATCGACAATAGAATTAGCGTTCAAGTTGTTGTCGGATATTACTGTTGCTTTAGCTACGGATCCAAACTTGGCGGGCATAGCGTAACTACGAGCAATATAATCATCAGCAGTCACAACACGATTTTGAGCTGCAAAAAACGCAGTGGCGTTTTGTTTAACTTCGTCACTTGATTCGGGTCCGTCGCCACCAACAGCAGGAACATTGTTTTCTGCTGCCAATGAATTACGTACTACCTGAAACAAACTTTGTTCTGCATTTGACAATATCGAGATGTCATTTTCGTATTCAACACTGACGATTTTGTTGATATCTCCAGTTTGACTGTTTGATTCAACTCCACCACCAACCAAATATTTGACCGTAAATTGAGTACCTTGTTTAGGATACACACCAAACGAATCAGAATTAACAATGTTTGACGGATCAATATTGACATTCAAGTTGTTCAAATTTGACAAACTCACACCAAGAATTTCAGCTGATGGAATAACAATTTCATCATTCACACCCTGATTTCCCGGTCCAAATTCTAAATA